CCCCCGGAAGATCGACCTCGCGATCTGCGCGGTCATGGGCCACGCGTACGCCTCGGCGATCGAGGAACCGCAGCAACAGTTCTTCGCCTCCTGGCGCTAAGGAGCACCATGGTCACCGTCGATACGGTCGTCCTGGACCGCATCACCACCCAGGCCCGACAGATCCGGTTCAGCCGGGTGCTCCTGACCGTCGTCGCGAGCCTGCTCTACGGCATCGGCTGGATCACCGCCCGAGCATTCGGGGTGCTGTGGCTGGCGCTGACCTGGTCCGCGGTCGCGGTCAAGGTGGGCTGGCAGGAGGGCCACAAGAGCGCACCGAAGCGACCCTGACCGCCCTCAACGTCGACCCGCCCGCCGCCGGTAGCTGGCATGGCAGCCGGAGGTGGGTGAACCGGTGGGCCTGCTCGACCGCATCGCCGCCGCCCGCAGCGAAACCCGGTACTCGATCGACAACTACATCAACGACTACCTGCTGCCGACGCAGTTCGGGTACGGCGGCAACCAGTACGGCGTCGGCGGATACGGCGGGCTAGTCCAGACCCTCGCCGGCAACCGGGCATCGGAGATCGTCAACACGCTGCCCGGGTACATGGCAGCGCTGCGCAACTGCCCACCGGCGTTCTCTGCCGAGCTGGTCCGGGCGAGCGTCCTATCCCAGGCCAGGTTCACGTTCCGTAACCTCCCTGGCCGGCCGAACGCTAGGAAACAGTTCGGCACCCGCGAGCTGGGCATCCTGGAAGTGCCCTGGCCGAACGCGACCACCGGCGAGCTGATCGCCCGGATGGAGTGGCACGCCGGGGTCGCCGGGAACGCCTATGTGACCCGGCGGGCGGAACGGCTCAAGGTGCTGCGCCCGGACTGGGTCGCGATCCTGTACGGCTCGGAACAGGAGCCCGAGGACGCCATCCACGCCTTGGATGGCGAGCTGATCGGCTACGTCTACCAGAACGGCGGCCTGTACTCCTCGGCGAACAAGCCGACGACACTGCTGCCGGCGGACGTCGCGCACTGGTCGCCGATTCCGGATCCGGAGGCCGGCGAGGTCGGCATGTCCTGGGTCACCCCGGCGATCCGGGAGATGCAGGGCGACCGGCTCGCGAGCGAGCACAAAATCCGGTACTTCGAGAATGGCGCCACGGCGAACCTTGTGGTCAAGGGCATTCCCGCCGTTACCAAGACGCAGTTCGACGAACTCGTCGACATGATGGAGTCCAAGCACGCGGGCGTGGCCAACGCCTACAAGACGCTCTATCTGACGGCTGGCGCGGACGCCACCGTGGTCGGCTCGAACCTCGCCGAGCTGGACCTCAAGGGCGTCACCGGCACCTTCGAGACGCGGATCGCCAGCCTCTCGCGCGTGCACCCGGTGATCCTCGGCATCGCCGAAGGGCTCGCCGGCAGCGCGCTGAACGCCGGCAACTTCGGCATGGCGCGGCGGATCTGGGCCGACACCTGGATCTACCCGACCCTGCAGGATCTTGTCGCCAGCCTGTCCACGATCGTCAACGTGCCGTCCGGCGCCGAGCTGTGGTTCGACACCGCCGACATGCCGATCCTGCGCGAGGACGCCAAGGACGCCGCCGACATCGCGCACACCAACTCCTCCACCGTCACCCAGCTGGTGCGCGAGGGCTACCTGCCCGACTCAGCCGTGGCTGCGGTGATCGCGCAGGATCTCGCGCTGCTCAAGCACACCGGGAACCTGTCCGTCCAGCTCCAGCCGCCGGGTGCCGGGCACCTCGATCCGAAGCTGAAGCAGGAGACCGAAGAGGCGCAGCTCGTCGACGCCCAGATGCAGGCCATCAGCGCCGGCATCCAGGCCGGGTTCGAGCCGGAGTCCGTGGTCAAGGCGGTCGAGGCGGGGGACCTGTCGCTGATGAAGTTCGCCGGCCAACCCGGTGCGGCCGGAGCACCCGGCGCTACCCCTGCCGCGCCGGCCGGGAACATCGGCGACCTCGACTGGGGGCTGTTCGGCGGCGACCAGGGCGGCGGCACCCCGCCACCTGACGCCACCGCGGCGCCAGCCGCCCAACAGCCGCCACCGGTCCCGCAACCCGTATAGGGGGGCCGGCGTGGGCACCTTCAACGCCACCCTGCACCCACGCGGCCCGAACGGCCGGTTCACCCGCTCATTCGCCCGCCACATGAGCAGCCTCGACGGGGTCAAGGCGAAGAAGGTCAAGGCCGGCTTCCACGGCCACACCTTCCACGGCCCGGACGACGCCCACACCTACCTCAGCCACCTGTCCGGGGTGAAAACCCCGGGCAAGACCAGCGGCGGGATCCGGCAGTACCTCGACAACGGCACTCTGAAGACCGCCAACGAGGCGCTACGGGCCGGCAAGGAGGACGTCCCCGCGGTGTCGGCGATCGAAGCCCAGATGGAACCGCTACCGAACGACCTGGACCTGTTCCGCAGCGTCCCGGCCACCAAGTTCGGCAAGGTCGATCCGAAGAGTCTCGAAGGAATGGTCGTTTCCGACGCCGGCTACTTCCCGACCACCATCGCCCCGCAGAAGGGCGGCCCTGGCACCGTCCAGCTCCACGTCCAGGCGCCCGCCGGCACCAAGGCAGCCGTGGATCCCGACTCGGGTCAGGTCGTCCTCGGACACGGCGCTGAGATGGCCGTCGACAGCGTGGACGTGGCGCCCGACGGGTCGACCCGCATGAATCTGGTGGCCCTGCCGACCAACGACACCGCTCCTGGTCACGGCTCACCGGCTTCATCCGGGGGCGGCGGTGACGCGCCAGCATCGCCCGCAGCCGCACCTTCGTTCGATGAGCGGGTCCATGCGGCCCGTACCGGTGACAGCGCCCGACAGGCGACCCACCACAGCCTCATCGAAGACGGCGCGCCGCCGCTGACCGCAGAGCAGCAGTTCGCCCTCACCGCCTACCGCGGTGAGGAGTACACCGATATCAATCGGCGGCTCCGCACAGGCGAGCCGGTCCCGTCGAACCCGGACGTAGACAGCTACGTGCAACACATCGATGCCGCCATGGCCAACTCGCGGCTCGGCGTCGAAGTGCAGGCGTGGCGTGGCATGGGCAATTCCCAGCTGATCTTCGGTGATCGGTTCGATGGCGATCTGACCGGTATGGAATGGAGCGAAGCGGCCTACGTCTCCACGTCGACGGACCGGTCCGTCTCTGAGGACTTCGCCGGCAACCTCCGTGGTGCCGTGATGATGCGCGTGGTCGTTCCGCGCGGAGTCGGGGCGATCGAACTGTCCGACGGGGGCTACGAGTCCGAGGTTATGCTCGAGCGCGGTCTGCGCATGCGCGTGGTCGCAGATCGTGGTTTCGACGAGGACGGTGTACGCCAGATCGATGTCGAGGTGATCCCGGGTGAGCAGCAAGTCAACTGACAAGGTGCCCCCGGAGCGTGCGTCCGCGAAGGGTCGCCAGGACGGCGATTACGCCGCGCCTGTCCTTGCCGAGCCAACCGGCGGACCCGTCCCCGCATACCGCCCGATCCCCGATGAGGCGAAGAAGAAGCCGACCGCGTCGGGAGGCTGACCTCCGTGGACGACTACGACCTGTTCTGCCTGTACCGGTCCGAACGCGCCGCTGGCCACGACGACCAGAAGCTGCACCACTACTGGACCCAGGGCGAGGGAAAGGCTAAGTGGGTCGGCTCCCCGAAGCCGTGGACCACTCTGGTCGCGCATCTGACCAAGTACGTCGGTCCCGGTCCTGCGAAGCGGATGGCCGCGCAGTGGTTCCACGAGGTGTTCGGCTTCTGGCCTGGCGCCGATCTCAACAGGGTCACCCACGGTAAGCCGCCCCGAGGCAAGGTCGTCGGCCCCGGCTAGCGCCTGATCTCCAGCCCACCCACCTGCAAGGGAGGTGCGTGGGCGATGACCCATGCCCAGAAGCGCGTTCTCGGCGTCTGCACCCGCTCGTTCGACTTCGAACTGCGCGGCGGGGGCGGCGACGGCCTGACGATGGAGGGCTACGCCGCGGTCTTCGATACCCCGACGAAGATCCGCGACGCGCAGGGTGTCTTCGAGGAGACCATCCGCCCCGGTGCGTTCAAGCGCTCGCTGGCCGAACGCGCCCCGGTGTTGCAGTGGGACCACGGCCGCGACCCCTCGGTCGGCACAGCACCGATCGGGGACATCGCCGACCTGCGCGAGGACGGCACCGGCCTGTTCGTGCGCGCACGCCTGTACGACCACCCGTCGACCGAGCGGGTCCGGATGGCCATCAAGGGCAAGTCGGTCAAGGGGATGTCGTTCCGCTTCGGCGTGCCGGACGGCGGCGAGGTCTGGTCCAAGCGCGACGGCGTGGACCAGCGCGAGATCCGCGACGCCGACGTCCACGAACTCGGCCCCGTGGTCTTCCCCGCCTACAAGGCCACCAGCGTCAGTGTCCGCGACCTGCTGGCGACCCTCGACCCGGACGAGTACCGGGAACTGATCCGTGAACTCGCGGCCGAACTGCGGCGCGCCCCGGATCTCACAGACCTCGTCGGGCAGTCCGGGCCGGAGCGCCCGGACGGCGACGACCTCGGCTCGAAGCCCGGTAGTGGCCCAGTGCCGGCCCCCCATCTCCGCCAGCGCCTCGACGACGGCGCACTTCGAACCCGAGGAATCCTCAGATGACCATTGAGATCATGGCCGAGCTGCGAGGCGCGACCACCGACACCAACGGCGACAACCTCGCCGACGCCCTGCGCGGCAAGACCCCCGACGACCTCCAGCACTTCGTCGAGGTCCTCGACGCGCACCTGCGCACCATCCACCAGGACGAGAACACCGGCGAACTGCGGGACAAGACCCCCGCCGAGCAGACCGCCTTCGACTACGGGCTGAAGCTGCGCGACCTGGCCATCAAGAAGATGGACGAGCACCGCGCCGTGCAGGAGGTCTTCAAGCGTCGGCCCAAGGCCGTCGAAGCGGCCATGCTGAACCTCGGCAACTCCCGCGACAAGTCCGACCCGTACGGCGACGTGCGGCGCATGCCGAACAATGAGGCCCGGGACCGGGCGCTGCGGATCCTCGACGACCGCAACTCCGCGGCGCACCTGCGCCCGGACGAGAAGGACGAGGTTGAGCGGCAGGTCCGCACCTCCACCGACATCGCCCGCCGGATCCTGGTGACGGAAAACGACGCCTACCGCGAGGCGTGGCTGAAGATGGTCACCCGCCCGAACGGGGCGATGTATCTCACCGAGGACGAGCGCCACGCGATCATGGCGTACGACGAGTACCGGACGATGAGTGAGGGAACGACTACAGCGGGTGGGTTCGGGATCCCAGTCTTCATTGACCCGTCGATCATCCTCACCGCACAGGGCTCGGGGAACCCGTTCCTGAGCATCGCCCGGCAGGTCGACGTCAACACGAACGCCTGGAAGGGCGTGTCCTCGGCCGGCGTGAGCTGGTCCTTCGACGCGGAGAACGTCGAGGTCAGCGACGACTCGCCGACCCTGGCGCAGCCCACGGTCACCGTCTACATGGCCCGCGG